TGCCAAAAGAGTACACGCTCATGCCTGTCTTTGCTCCGTCAAGAGCTGAGCCGAGGTAATCAGTTTGTGCGATAGGTTTATTAATAGATAACAGATTGTTGTAAGATTGCATCTGACCGTCCTTTAATCTTAATTCTCTGCCAATATCTTGTTGTTCTCCTTGTCGTTGGAGACCGTAGCGATACGCCCCTTCTTGGCGCGAGTAATCATCAAGAATAGCTTGTACGGATAAACCAGAAACCCCAGCTTCACCTGCTGAAACAGTAGCGGTAGCTCGTGCCTCTCTTGCCTTTTTACTGGCCTTCTGCATTTCACCAGCACGTTCTTCATTATCAAAAGCCTCTTGAATACGCTCAGCTGACATCTGCTGCAGAAGACGCTCACGCTCAGCAGCGCTGGCTCGTTTCTGGACTTTAGCTTGCGCTGAGGCTGCTTGTTGTTGCGAGTAAATTGAGGTAGCAGTTGTTGCTATTGCAATTCCTGCCGCTATCCATGCCATTGTCATAATTAATTATCCCCTTCTGTTAATTCATTAAAGTTATCTACTGTTAAAATATCCAGCAATTTATCAGTATCTGTTTCATCTGTTCTATGAACAGTCATCCACACTGTCTCTGAGTGGGTATACAAAGCCCGTTGCGTCCCTGCTTCGGTAATATTACTGTAAGGTGCTTTAATACGTTGTAGCCCATTCTCAGTAATTACTGAAACATCGCCCGACATAATAAAGTAAGGATGCTTTTGTTTGTGTATCTTACTAATAATAATCTGACCAGCAGGCATAGTAATTTTACGTACATACATACCATCACCAAAAGTATGATCTAACGGATTAAGCGTATCTATTGTTGCTCTATTATCAGTTGCGTTATCGCTGCTTTTTATTTCATCAGTAAACTTAGAAAGCTTTTCTCTAAATTCTTGTAAAGGCATAGGCTGAGCAAATACATCAAGGATGTTATTTTCTTCTTCTTCTTCTTCAGCTTCAATAACAAACTCAAGAAACGTCTCTCCGCCAATCTCTACTTTCTTTGTGAAGTCAGCCCCCAACCAAGATAACCAACGAACAGATGTTTCATAGCTCGCTAAGACAAAGTTGGTTACTTTACCATACTTCTTAATAAGAGGCTGTAGCCATTCTTTAGATCCCTTAGCGAACGCATACCAATTATCTTTAATACCATCACTACCCAGTAGCCAGATATAGCTAGTATCCTCTACACGTCCAACGCCTAGCATTGCAAAAGGAACACCCTCAGCGTCTAGGCAGGTAACACACAGATCGTCGGCAGCCATAGCTTCTGTAAGAGCTGCTTTTGATGAGGGATATCCAAAGGCTTTTGCTTCTGTGATATCTTCTTTCCTCAATAGAGGCGCAAGCTTCTCAGCGTGTGCTAATGTAGCTACGCAAACAGATTGACCGCTTTTATATTTTTTAAGTACTTTATCCATATCTACTAGAACGGGGTTTAACAAAGGATTCAAATTCAGCACTACTAAACTTACAATCAAAAGGACTGTTGTTTTCAATAGTCATTGCAGTATCCTTTGCGCGCCCGTGAACTGCAAACTTAAAAAACCCGTCCCCAAATTTAACGCCATTTTCAGTTGAACTATTAGGCTGATCGCTTGCTTGGTATGTGCATACTTTTGCGCTTCTTTGATCGATTTCTACTTTTACGTCAAATGCATTGGTTTCATCATAAAACAAAGCACCGTTACGAATGGTCAAAGCAGAAGCAGCTGATGGAGAAGAACTCTTACCCGCTGCGGCTTTGAACAACTGAGTACTAAATTTGTACTTCATGTTATACAATCTACCGAAATAACCATATACAGGCGAACTAGGTGTAGAACCTGTGCCAAAGAAGCCACTATAAGCGCTATAGGTTACAGCTTGTACTTGCCCTGTTGAGGTCACAAATTTGTAATCCGCGATATCGGCAGCATCAATAGCATAAGGAAGAGTGGATGAGTTAGAAGTCCATGTTGATCCGTTATACCACTCCAATCTATTGTTAGTGTTTCTTCTCATTTCAATACGATTATCAAGTAAAACTTTTAAATTACCGAAAGAGGTGGCTGTGTTGGATACGTACGTGTCTTCAGTTTGCTGCCCTGAATTAATACTCATTTTTAAAAGGTGCGTCTGTCCTTCTCTTACAACAACAAGGTTAAGGTCAGAACCTAAAAATTCCAGTCCACGTATTTCACCATCTACTTTAAACTTAGACCAAGAACTTAAAACCTTTGCGTTGTTTTCCCAGAAGTATTTATAGAAATAGACAGCTTCAGGCTCATTAAGACTAACAACAGCGTACGCATTCTCTGCTGTCGTGCCTGCTGCGCTTATAATAGTCTGAGGAATGTAAGCAGGAGTGTGTTCAGTAATTTCTGCTGAGTCGTAAGTGTCAGTGGTAGCATTGACCGTGTACTCACGAACACCTGTGTATAATCCACGAGTAAAAGGAAAGTAAACGTAAGAACCTAAGACAAGGGGAGTATCGTGCGTATCAAAACTAAAGTTAGTTACAGGACTTACAGACACTGTTTTAGGTGTGAGCAGATCCCCACCCTTCAGTACAAACTGAACGTTGTCTCCGAAGATCAATAGATTCTCTTGGAAACCTACCGCTGCTGTTAATTTAGTTACACGAGTGCTGGAGACAGCTACATCAATAGGAGCTGAATCAAGTAAAGAAGTAACGGTTGTACGATAAAAGTTAAAAAACTTACCAGCTTCAGAAAAGATTACAGAATCATTTGTAAGGAAACCCAGTCGATTTTTAAAGAACATCAAGTTATTGATTTTCTTATTTACAAAAGAAGGGGGAGGGTTGCTTTCTACGTCTCCTACTGTGCGCTCGTCAAAAGTAAATTCTTCAAGAATGAAAGTGTTTAAGCCTGAATTTTCTAGCTTCATAGGCATAGTAGAAGCATCTAACCCAAGAGGAACAAGTGATCCAATTGTTTCTGACCATGTTCCTGCCCCAAAAACAGACTGATCTTGCGTAGTAAAATGTACATAATAGTCATCTTGACTGATGTCAGCATCGCCTACTACTTTAACTTTAAACCCGTCTGGGGCTATTAAAGGAAGGGCTGAAATACTGGATACTTCTTTATATACGGTAGACACCCCAAAACCTCCTAAAGGGTCATGAGACTTAATAGTAAAGTCAACAGAGTCATCCACGGATGCTTTCCATTTATGTCGAATAACATGTCCAACAGCGCTGGTGTCAAAATTAGTGACCACGCGACTGCTGTGTGATTTTTTAATAGTGCCTGTCATCCCTGCAACACGAGCAGGAGCAACAGAAGGGCTGCCTCCAAGTCCATTTACAGATGACAGTTGTACGAAATTCTGCGCAAGGACGTTCGTGTCGGCATTCTGCCCACCATCCGTAGCTGCTCCTGAGATCACAGTCAGCCTTGAATAGTGAGCCTCGTTAACAGCAGTTATGCCAGCCTTGTAGGTTATTGCATCTGTCCGTCCTTGTAGTTTCCATGCGGGCCAGCGATAGCTAGTGCTTACAGTTAAAGCTCCCCCTGTCATTCTACCCTCGGTGTCAAACGTAGGGACAAACCCTGAATTTGAACCGTCACCCAGTAAGTATTGATAAGAAGCTACACCAAACCCACCATTAATAATATCGAAGCTCTGTAACAACCCGTCCCCATTAGAATATAGAGCCCACCAGAAAATTACGGAAGGGAAATTACTGCGTCCTATTTCAATTTCATATGTTTTTTCATAATCGCCTTGAGTTATAGCGGTAATAGCATCTCTAGGAAGCGCAGGAGAATACGTAGTAAGCTCAGCTACCTCGGTTTGTGTATTTAACAAGAATGTATTATCAGCAACCGTAAGTCCTTTTATCTCTGTACTAGGGTCAGCTGTGTGCAGATAGTGAGTAGAAGGGATGTCTACAGAGGTGGCCCCATTAATTGTAGCTGCGACTCCTGAAACAGCATTATAGGCACGAAGTTTATCCGTAGCCTTATCTAAAAATACTACATACTTCTCATTATCATCTCGATTAATAAAATGAACAAAACTTTTATTGCTCATAGCTGTGCTAAGCATACGCACAACATGCTTTGTATTAGGGCGCTTTTTCAGTCCGTCAACCACGGAGCTTAAAGCATTTTCCTGCTCGTCACATTGCCCAGCAAACCTAGAACTGTCAGGTTGTTGGGAAACACCCTGAATCATGTTGGTAACAGAAGTATTAATTAAAGGCATGTTTTAAAATAAGTTATAGTTACGGTTGATTCCGATACGAGCTGCTGTGTCGTAGTTATCAAATACTGTATAATCAGCCTCATCAAACTCACGGTCTTTAAAGTAAGCCCGCAGCTCTGCTTCCATCTTAGGAAGCCGTTGAGTGTCTGCACCGCTCTGTGGGTACAGCTCGGTCAGGATAATAGCTACGCGCACTTCTAGGTACTCAAGGTACTTCTGAGGGACATCCTCAACGGGACGCTCGTAGATAATCTTAGCCTTAACCGTGTCTGTCCAAGACGTTGTAGATTTAGTTTTAAGGTCATACAAATAACGAACACCGCCAACCGTTTTAATGAGCGTATCATAATCATTAGCCTCTACTGAGAGAACATCTGCGGGAATTGGTATGCCGTGTTCTATTACTAGAGTCCCTATCTCAAACAAAGCAGGGTCTGGGTATGCTCCTGTGCCTACGTTTGCATCAAATGTCGCATCGTACACTCCTGCTGGATGCTCAGAAGCTAGAACCCAAGTTCCAACTGTGTTGGTGTCGTTGGTATCGGTTTTACTAAAGTAGTGAACGTTGTTACCGTTTGTACGCTCATAGCGCCCGTTGGTGGCATTATATGCATAGATACCATCCCACTGTCCTCCGTTACCAGAGACAATAAACTTTGTTACTACTGGTAACTCTACGTCCATCTCGGTGTTAAACCACCACCCACGGCCTTGCAGCTCGGTATGCGTTGCTCTAAATGTTTCCAATGCAACGCGCGCCAGAGAATTACTTGAAGAGTTCGCTGAGGTAGGTTCACCAATAAGACGCAGAATAGTCTCCAGTGATTTTTCCTCAGGCACTAGGGTAAATAAGAAGTCAGGCATGGTTGCCAGTCGTAGCTTGGCTGCATCCTTCAATACTTCAATTTTCTTATAAGCAAGGAGCTGTTGGAAAGTAGATTCTTGTACTCCCATCATACGCATCTCAGCAGCATAATCTCGGTAGGTGTCTTGAGCCCCAGTTACAACACCATCGTAGAAGTTTTTCTCGGCTGTAGCTTCGATAGCAGTCTGGGCATCTAGTTGGGTCTTTTGAGAAGTCTTGAGGGCTGTGTCTGCTGCTACATCTAAAGCTTGAGCTTCTACTAGGTCTTCCTGCTCGCCCATTAGGGAAGTCTCGGCGGCTACTTTACCAGTATTCTCTACTTCCGTCAGCGCTTGCTGAGAACGAAGTAATGCCTCAGTCAATGTTTGAGACTTCTGAGCGTCTACTAGTCCGCCTTGTTTCTCAGTAAGAAGTGCCTCAGCAGCTGTTTTAATTACTGTTTGAGCCTCTGTTAAAACCTGTTGTTCTACTAGGTTTTCTTGCTCACCAATAAGAAGAGTCTCAGCTCCTATCTTTGAGATATTAGCTACAGCCTCTAAGACCTGCTGGCTTACTAGGGCTTGCTGAGCAGTGATTAAACCAGACTCAGCGGCTGTCTTAATTCCTGTTTGAACCTCAGTAAGAACCTGTGTGTCTACTAGATTTTCTTGAGAGCCAATAAGGGAAGTCTCAGCAGTAAGCTTAGCAGCTGTATTTAACTCCGTTGTAAGACGGATTGTAAGGAGCTTCTCCTCAGCGTTCCCTTGAAGGAACATGAACTCCTCAACCCCCATGCTTTTAAGCGCAGCGGGAAATGAATTAAAGCTTGTCCCGTTACCCCCGTTTCGTACATGAGCCTGAGTCAAGACAGCATAGCTGACCTGCTCTTCCATCATTGAGAACTTGTATAAATCCTCAGAGCCTAAAAAGCGAGCCTGTAAAATACGAGAAGCACGGATGGAGATATAACGTCTAGCTTCCTCTGGAAGTAGTGTGTTAAAATCTTCAGAACTAGTCTCTGGATTACTGTTACTGAGGATGGATATCGCTCCTGTTCCTACAGTAGTATTAAACCACCACCCTTTACTTTGAACATCCCGACTAACTTCTACGATAATCTGTTTAGCGAGGATAACGTTTGTTGATGTGTTATCTGGAGCGCTTACAGGTGTTTCACCGAGACTACTTAAGCCCGTATTAATGGCATTGAGAAAATCTGTTTTAAGAGGAGTTACGTCAGGCATATTATTTTAATTAAGTTTCTAATGTAGAGATACGGACTTCAAGCGCTTCAATCTTAGCGACCGCTTCTTGAAGGGCTTTGGTTAATAGAGGGACAAGTTTGGCTTGGTCGATGCCTTGGTAATCAGGAGTGCCATCTTCTTTTACTGCATCCTTAGTTCCGTGGACTGCCTCTGGGACGACCTCCTGTGCTTCGTGAGCAATGAAGCCATCGACACGGGTTCCGTCAGACTTCCAACGGAAGTTACAGGGCTTGAGGTCTTTGAGACGCTCAATGCTTCCCTCCATGTCTACGATGTCTTCCTTTAGGCGGTAGTCGGAGGATGTGTTGAAGGATGTGGTTGAGCCACTAGTCCTGATACTACCAACGGACGCAGGCGTTGCTGTAGCGTTGTTAATGAAACTCATGTGTGTCTGAGGATCGGTTCCCGATCTTGCTACATATAGGTAACCAACCGCATTACACACAACACCAGACTCGGCATCAGCAACACTCATCCCGTTACGCCCAAAAGTCATAGAGCCGTTAGAAGTAATCCGATTTATTGTGTTTGCTAATTGGGCATCTCCGCTAGTATCCCCTGATTTGAATTTTAAAGAGTCGCCATCGGCTATAATCTGAAAGTCAGAGGAACCAGTCGTTTTGTCCTCAAGGATAATACTAGGAGTGTAAGAGCTGACTTTTAGGTTTGCTTCTCCGCTGCTGTCAGAACTCGAAACACGCAACTCAGCGTTCCCATCGTCGGTCATATTCATTAGAATAGTGCTAGTTCCATCTTGGCCTATATTTTTAAAACTATGGGTATTAGCAGTATATTGAATGCCACTAGGCAGAAATGAACTGCTTGAATCAAAGCAAGAAATTCTTGAGTCACTATAAGCATTAGAGAGTAAATTTGATGAGGCAGATGTAGCTTGATATTTAAGTTTATCATCTTGGAAAATACGAGTCTCCCCGCTGCCTTTATTTTCAAGTTTAAAAACACTGTTCTCGCCAGTGACTTTATGAATACGAGCGTCATAGTCTGGGTTACTAGCTGAGGTGCTATGGAAGTCAACGTGAGCATCATCATCCCCTACTAAGTCGTAATTAATCTCAATGCTGTCTCCTGATGTAAGAATAGCACCACTTGTATCCCAAGTAGGAGCACCAGTAGACAACTTAGCAGGTGTCACTTGTCCATCTGCCAGACTGTTATTGAGTCCGTTTGCTACACCCAGTTGATTAACTACCAACTGCTGTACGTCTTTCATTTCATCTTCAATAGCCATAATAATAAATTTAAGGGGGAAAGTGTGTGTGTGTGTGTGTGTGTAAGTATAAATAAAAAAGAGCCCCCAAAAGGGATAGACCTCAAGGGGGCTCAGAGAGTTAACTACAATTAAGCAGTTGGTACGACTTGAACAGCACACTCAGGGCGAAGAACGCCGTGGCCCATTGCATATTTAGCAACGAACAGTGTACCTTGACGCTCGATCTGATAATCAGACTCGGTAGCAAGATCAAGAAGCTTGACTGTACCGATAGCTTCCTTGGTTCCAGCGATGAAGCCTTTACCGCCAGTGCCTGTGAGGTTAGCGAAGTTACCATTGTAACCTGCACCAGCAGCATCGTCAATGAACACATCATTCAGCGAAGTACCGTCACCAGTGGTAACAGCAGATACATCACCAAGAGCGATGATGTCGGACAAGTGGTTAGACTTGAACAACTTGATACCAGCAACCATTGGGATCGACCCAGCAGCTACGTTACCGCCGAGACCGAAGTCCTTGCTGATAGCAACGTTATCTGTAGTGAGCAAGGTGTAGTATTGCTCAGGAGTGAGGATCGCATAACGACCTTCGTCTGGTGCATCATTCTCGTCAAGAGTTTGAGCAACAGCAAACAGAGCGTCGATGAGACCTGCAGCAGTGTTGGTAGTTGCATCATTAACGGAAGCGCCGCCCTTGCCACCAGTGATAGTAGCAGTCGAACGTGCAGCACCGAAGAGAGTCTTCATTGTAGCAATGTCGAAACGCTTAGCGAGTGCCTTACCGAGTTCTTGAGCATAGATACTACGAACGTCGTAGTGAGTCTTAAGCTCGTCGATGTTAGCAAGGAACGTGGAAGAGACCAACACATCATCGATGGTGATAACCTTCTCGTTCTTCTTGATGTCAGACAGGTAAGCATTATCAGCTTCGATAAGCGATTGACCTGCTGTGTGATAACCAGCTGTTGCGATTCCTGTTACAGGGAATTGGGCAGACTTGCCGTTTTGGATAGTACGCACCATGTGCAGATCCTTCATCACATTCGATTCCTCGAAAGTGGTTAGAATCTCACCAGAGAATACTTTGAGAAACAATGCATCTGCACCGCCTGCTCCGTTGATTTGACCGACGCGATTAGCGCTGAGGTCTACGTTATTTGAGAACGCCATAATTTATTTTTCCTTTATATTAGTTATTGTTTTGTACCTTGTGGTACGAGTAGTTGTCCTTTTCTACTTTGGTTTGCTAGGCTAAGGTTCCCTGACGCATCAGGCCTTCCGCTACTGCAGAGCTTCTTTGGACGAAATTGATTTTTAACATTTCCACTTTTTAAGTGCTAAGGCTTTACGAGTTGGGCGTCCTTTGGAGTCCTTCATAGGCCCTTTAACACCACCCATACGCGCACAGAAAGATTTCTTTCTAGAGCCTCCTTCTGGCTGAGGTCTCTTTAAGTTGGAACCAGTCTTATTATTATAATACTTTCGTCCTTTCTCGCTGAGACCCCCAGATGGGGACTTATGTTCTTTCCGTATGCTTACGCCTTTTCGTTTCACTTTTACTTGGATTAATTAAAATATATCAGAGACAGCTAATCGTTGCTCAACACTAGCACGGAATGCTGGATCGTTTTTATAACGAGCATCCTTCATTGCCTCTGTAATTTGAGCTGTTGAGCTGTAAGGCTTCACACCTGTACCGCTTGTGCCTCCTTGCATAAGTTGTGGGGGCTTACCGCCTGCAGCAAGGAACTGAGCATAGAGACCTTTAACAGCCACCTTTGCTTGGTCAACTGAGGCTCCTTCTACTATAGCGTTAAATGCATCTACATCCCCATCTGAAAGATTCTCACCTGCCCATTCTGTCATTGCGCTG